GCTAGTCTCAATAAGTATCTGGACCAGCTCGGTCCTGAGGCTTTGAGCACCGGCTTTGCGAGTATGGGTTTTGCTGTTGAGTTTTCTCCAGCCCTAGAATTCCTAGGTCACTTTATTGTGTGGGATGACGGTATGAGTAGCTATATTCCTGTCTTCCCTTACCATAAAGTTCTCGCAAGCCTGTGTTATCAAGGCTCACACGATATCCAATCGCTTATCACGAAGCCCTTCTCTCTGCGCACTCTTGCGTGGGCAGATGAGCGCTCATGGTTCCTTTTGGAAGCGTATTGTCAGTGGTTGTTTGACCGCTACCCCGAGCATCGTCAGTTCATGATGCCTATGTGGAAGACGCGTGAGGAAGTTCAACAAATTCAGTGTGTGGGTGTCCTCAAAAGATCTGCCCACACAAAGTTAAATAATAGCTTTGTCGTGAATCAACATTCTCCTATGCCCCGTAAAAACCAACAAAACAAAAGCACCAATTCCAATCCAGCTCCGCGCAGAAATCAGCCCCCCGCGCGGGCACCGGCTACCACTGTCATTGTGCAGGCTCCACCATCGAAACCCCAAGGTGGTGCGAGGAATCCGCGTAAGCGGAGGAACCGCAACCGCAATAAGGGTATCGCTGGAGCCAATCGCAATAACATTGGAGCCATTGAGCTCTATGCACGATCCCTTATGGATCCAGCCCAGTATCATGATGCCCGAGTGCCAATAGGAGGCCGTCATCCGACGGCTACCAATTGGTCTCGTCGAATCGTTGACGTTAAAGCCTATAAGGATGCTACCACCAATTCAGGCCGTTTTGCCATATCTATGGCCCCCCATCTTGGGGATACAAGTGATCCTTCCTTGTATAAAATGGCTATGGTGCGCACTGACCAACCTTGGCCAGCTGATTTCACTTTGGCTAATAATTTCGTCTCGATGTACGGAGGCACTGATATCCGTCTTGATTCCAATAATCGGATTTTGACCCAACCTCCTCGCGGCCTCATCATGCTTCAGCAAGGTGGGGCCAGCGTTTCCGGCGCTAGTCCTCTTGGCACAGCTCCCGTTGCTGCCCCCAATACCTATGGCCTTAACTACCAGTACACCATTCCGACAACTAGTCAAATCCAGTTGCCTGATGGTCAGTACTGTGTGAAGCTAGAGGTGGGCAATAATACTACTGCTAACTCTTTTGTGGGCAATAATATTATTTTTGCGATGGCGAATTGTACCGTCGACACGCTGGAAAATGGATTCCAAAACAACGTTGTTGTTGGTGGAACTGCTGACACTACTTTTATCGTTGCAGTGATGTCCTCGGGTAATATCCAGGGTGGATTTCTCTTTGAAGCCCAGGCTGCCCATGTTGACTTCTGCAACGTCATTATCAGTCCCTGCTGCACAACCACCACCCTTGCTGGCGCGCCTTTTCCATTGCCTGCCACGGGTGGTGCTTTGCAACAGTACCGACTGGTTAGTATGTGTGCCCATTTCACCAACACTCAGAATGTTCTCCAGAAAGGAGGTCGAGTTGCTGCGGCTCTAGTGGATGGACAGAGTGCTAAAAATTTCTTCCAAAACACCTCCAACATGCAGGGAGGTCCATTGAACGCTTTGAATGGAATAATGCAGATTGAGGGAGCTAGAGATTTTGAAGCTGCCCTTGGATGTCACATTTGGTGGAAGCCTGATGATTCCCAAGACTATAATCTGTTGGATCCTGTTTCTCGGTTGAACGAGCCTTCACCGCATATGATTATATGCGGTCAAGTTGCTTGGCCCGATGCTACAGGACTCGATACGGAGTATACGATTGGTCGCCTTGAGCTGGATTGTAACTATGAGTTCATAACCATAGATACAACCATGCCTGTCAAGAGCATAAACGGATCTCAGGCTTACGTCGATGCTGCACTCCAAGTAATCAATAGTTTTCCAGTTGTCACTGAAAATCCCGGTCACGGCAAGGTTCTTGATGCTTTCGAACGAGTTGCTAACAACGTTTGGAATGCAGGAAAGAAAACCGTCGGGTTTGTCAAAGATAATTGGAGTACTATAGCTGCTATCGGAAAAGGGGTCGCCACTTTGGGATCCTTTGTCTAATTTCCGCCGTTCAGCGGTGAGTCCCTAGTTTTGGTAAATCGCTACCTTTTTCTATAGACCCTTG